CGTGATGTAGTTAATAATCCTTCAAGAACTCAAAAATATAATACACAAATATTTGAATTGGATTCACCTTATTATCCAGACTCAAATGGAGGTATAAGATATGCTCAGAATCATCCTTATGATGTATATAAATTCAAAGCGATAGGTATGGGTAATCACCTTTTGGTTGTGGAATTACCAAGCAAAGGTCGCAGAGGATTGAGCGATTTAATTTATGATATTCTCTATAAACAAAAGAATTATGATATTAATAATATCAATAATCAAGATAAAAATATTTTGCCGAACGACTATCCTAATTTTTTCTTGAATGACTTATTTGTTTTCAAGGGAGATATGTTCAATTTGATGCGATTAATGGATAGAATAGAATCGGAATTTAAGTATAAAGGAAATAAATTGTATAAAGATAAAACCCCTTATAAAATGACGATTATCTGGAACATTCCAGAATTAAGGGATTATAATAACAAAATAACAACCCCTGCCACATACATACCAATAGTAGAAATCGAAAATGAATTAGAAGGCAATTCAAAAAAATTCGAAGTTGGTGGCATCATTGAAGACCAATATGTAGGTAGAACTGCTGAGGACATTTGGGATAGCCTGAGTAAACTCCAGAGATACCACTTTATTGACGACCATGCACTTGAAATAGAAATGTTGAAAGACGAAAATTATGATTTCAATTCGGACAAATTTCCAGAGTCAATAAGCAATGATTTAGTCAAGAAATCAGTTCGCTCTGACTGGAAAGAGTTGGATGAAGTTATACAAAATAGATTTGCAAACCATGTTAGGAAGGGTGAATACGCCAAAGGTGGAATGATGGCTGATGGTGGTGAAATTGGTTCTATGATAACCTATAAAGGCAGAAAAACTAAAATTTTAGATGCTTACAAGGATAAAGCATTTGGTGATAGGATGGTTTACAAGGTAAATACACCTTTGTATGAAAATATAAAAAATTCTCCCATGACTAAAACTATAATTACGCAAGATGAAAATGGTGAATATAGAAAAATAGAAAGAAGTGATTATGTTGATAGAATGGCTAAAGGTGGTGAAATATCTGAACAAAATAAAATTAACAAAAAGGTTCTTGCATTAGTTCAGAAAGCAAATATTGATTCAAAATTAGAATTCGGTCAACTTGTTGTGTCTGCTCTCACTGATGCTAATGCTCATTCTGAAGTAAGAAAGTTCATTTCTATCATTGAGAAAAAACCAGAATGGGCAGAAAAGCCAAAAGAGATTGACATGAAATTGCCTCGTGAAGAATATGAAAAACAAAGGGCAAAAACAGTTTATAGTTCTAAATATTATGATGCAAATGAAGAAATAAATGATTTGGGAATAAAAATCGCCAACATGTTTGGATGGGATTTCGAAGGCATTTTGGATTCATTAATTTTTGCTTCAAAAATGTCAGGTCGTAATGATGTTGCAGAAGTTTTAGAAAAACTGAACACTGATGATGATAAACAAGATGCAACAAAAAACAAATGGGATTACACCGATGTGGATGACATTGAATATGTTGTTGTTAAAGACAAAAGCGGAAAAGAACTAAAGTTTGCTGGAAAGCACGTTTTAAGTGGTGTTCATGACCTTCTGGAAAAAGGCGGTAAACTATCTGAAAAAGGTAAATACTATGCAAAAGACAATGTAGTATCAGTAGTAGTTGGAGGCAAAAACATCATCGATAAAAACACTGTTTCTGGTGTTTGGATTATGAAAGATGCAAAACCCATCGCGGATGATGTTGCAGACATGAAAATTGGAAAAACTACCATTAGAAAAGGTTTTAATGGATGGGTTGGTAAAACCATGGTTGACAACTTCAAAGGTTTTGATTGGGATATAACCACAATTAAAACCTCAAGGGGCGATTTGGTGACTACTGCTCAAGGTGGTAAATCCCAAGATAATAATGGATATAAGTCATTCTCTTTTATGTTGTTCCAAGACCCTAACATTCGTTTGAAAGTTTCCCGTCCAGCCCGTGTGACTGATAAAGTTGTGTCTGCACAACATGAAGAGGCTTTGAAAGAATTCAAAGAAAGACAGGAAGAAATTGCCGAAATGGTAGACCAGATTCAAGCCAAGAAAAAAATGGCTGATGGCGGTGCAATCGGATTTGATGCATTGGCAAAAAAGGTTGCCAAAAACTATGAGGGCGATAAAGTAAAGAAGCAATACCAAGATGAGTATGGTAAAACATACGACAAGAAAGAAGCCGAAGAAGTTGGTAAAAAAGTAGCCGCGAAAGTGTATCGTCAGCAAAAAGCAAAAGGCAAAATGGCAAAAGGTGGTGAAACATCCAATTACCGAACTAATAGTAAATTAGCAAGAATTTCCGCAAAAGCCAAAGAGATTCGTAAGGCAAACGAACCATGGAGAGATGCTTTTAAAAGAGCGAAAGCAATGATTGGCTAAAAAAAAATAAGTAAATTGCAAACTCAAAAATAGACAACATGAAAAAAATTCAAGATGTATTGGACGAAGTGGACTTGGACTTGGAAGCACTTCCAGCCCCCACACAAAAACGGGTTCAGACCTACGCACTTTTAGAGAAGCAGTTGATTTCTGCTAAACTCGAATTAGAAGCATTGGAAGAACCAGACGTTGAAAAACATGAGCAGTATGAAGATTCTGTAAATTATTTCAATGATTACGAAGAAGATGTAATTCAATCAATTCGGGCTTATGCAGTGCGTTTAGAACAAGAATTGCAAGCAAAAGCAATGAAGGAAAGACGCGATGCTGAATTGAAAGAAAAACAAAATCAAGAAAAAATCAGAGCCAGAAGAGAACAAGAGGAAAAAGAAAGAAACGCACAGAACAAAGCCAAGGCTGAAGCAGAGGAAAGAGCAAGAAAATCAAAGGCTCAAATGGAATCGGCTCAAGCCAAAGCAGACGAAGAAGCAAGAAAAGCCAAAGAAGAAGCGGAAGAAAATGCAAGAAAAGAAGCAGAAGAACAAGAAAAATTGAACAAGCCCAAGAAAAAATCTGGTGGTTTGGGTTGGCTTCTCGCTGGACTCGGCATTGTAGCCGCGGTTGTAACCTTGGGAGCGACTAAAGACAAGTAAACTATGAAGGTGCAGGAACAGAAATTTTTGATAGACCCACAACCAGTGAGATTATTGGATGTTTTTGTTGTTGCACCTTTTTTATTTTACACTGCTTACAAATTTGACTTACCAAAGCCCGTTAAAATGGGTCTTTATGTATTGTCAGTATCAACACTGGTGTATAATGGATACAATTATTTGAAGAACTCATGAGTTACAGAATAACCCCATATACACTTGCTCAAGCAGACAAACTTGGAGTTGTAGTGAAGCCATCAAAGGTTAACGGCAAAAAAATAGATGTTTTTAAAAATGTAAAAGGTCAAATGGTCAAAGTAGCAAGTGTTGGTGCTTTGGGATATAATGACTATCCTACTTTTATGGAACTGGAAAAAAAGGGAAAATTCCCAACTGGTACTGCTGAAAAAAGAAGGAGAGCATATAAAAATAGACATCAAAAAGATAGAACCATCCGTGGTAGCAATGGATGGTACGCTGATAAACTTTTATGGTAAATACTATGAATATAACAAGACAAAACATTGAAAAAGCAATGAAGGCAAAAGGTTTTGCCTACTTTGAAAACGGAGAATTTAATGTTAACATTATAGGTATCCGAAATGGCTCAACTGGAAAAAGAGTAACCAATCAATTTGATGATTGGATGACGCTTTCTTATAAAGTAAATGGTGAATGGAAATTTGCTATTTGGAATTGTACCGTCGATAACGGAGATGGCTCTGCAAGACTTGTAGAAGGTCAATATAGAGGTAGTTTCACTATTGGTAAACATCAGGGTAAATATGATGCTTTAAAGCAATGTAAACCATTGAAAGTATATCGTGACTGGAACTTAAAAGATGGTACTTACGATGAGAGTAAGATTTACAACGATGTCGCTGGATTAAACATTCACAAGGCAGGTGCGGATAGCATAAATGTAAATAACTGGTCGGAAGGGTGTCAAGTATTCAAAAGAGAAAAAGAATTTTTGGCATTTATGGAAATCATTTTCAAAGCGGAAAAAATCCATGGGAAATTTTTTACCTATACTTTGATTAACTCGAACGATTTAGACCAAACTTCTAAATTAGATTAATATGGCAACTGTTAAAAAACCAACGGCACTACCAGTTTCGTTTGAACAATTCAAAAAGAACCCCGTAGCCGCGGTTGCATTTTGCATGTTAGCCGCGGTGAGTTATTTGTATTTAGACTTAAAATCTGGATATAAAGACCAAATAGAAAACCTTAACAAAAAATTAGATTTGTACGATGCAAAAGTTGACAAAATGAACTACGCTCTCAAAAGGAGTGATTCAACTCTCGCTTCTGCAATTACTGAATTACGAATCATAACCACAGTGAAAAAATTATGAAAAAAGAACTTATTATTTTAATGTTGGCAATTATCGCATTAGATAATATCATGCCACTCCAAGCGATACAACAAAAGCCAATAGACGATGTAGAAGCGATGCTAAAAAACATTGAAAACAATTTGAAAATGGCATCACAAGTTACTTCAGTTGCAAAATCTGCTGGTGAAAAATTAGTAACTGCTAAAGTTCAAGAAAAAGCAGATTTAAAACAGGCAGTTGAAGATGCAAAAGCAGAGGTTTCTAATTTGAAAAAGCAAAACGATGTATTTGCTAATAAAATGTTAGAAGCAGGAATTGATACTTCGCAAAAAGTAGACAATTTTCAGTTTTACGGTCCTTTGTGGGACGAGTACCAATTGTACATCAAGGATGGCGGAACATCCGATTTTGAATATTATAGACTTTATAAAAAATAAAATATGAACTTAGACTCTTTTTCAAGAAATAGTCGCTCATTGGTAGCGTTTTTCATCATCATTTGTGGATTTGGAATTCTATTCTCAATCATTTTTTGGGACTTTCCATCAGACCAAAAAGACATTTATTACTCAATTGCAGGCGTAGTCGGTACTTTACTTGGATTAGTAGTTTCGTATTATTTTGGAGCAAGTAAAACAGAAACAAATCATGAATCAAATAATTCAAATACTAATAAATAAGATACGACCTTTGTGTAATCCATCTAATTTGAAAAAATTTATTAATTTTGTTTTAAGTAAAAAAAAGAATCATGAATAACAAAATGAATTTCGGAACTGCAATCAT